TAATTAACTTTGAGTCTCAATTTATTCTTTACTGCATAAAATTGTTTTTCAGTTTTAGCAGCAGAGATCTCGTTCTTTATCTCATCTACATCCACAGTGTCATCCATGTATGCAGGTTCTGTAGTTTGCACCACAGAATTTTGTTTTTGTGAAAATTCTTTTTTCAAATCTTCAACGTATTTATTGTTTTCAAACATTCCCAGGAATACATCTGCACTCATACCCAGGTGACTAAATGCTTTTGTCATTGCATCCGTCATAGCTTTCTTAGGTGCTTCATCATCTAAACCACCATTCTTTTTTGCTAGACTTTGTACAGAGGATACTGGACCAAATGCATACCATTTGTTGTCTAAGAAATATTGAATTGAAACTTCCGCAAAGACTAACTTGTCTAAGTATTTGTATTCAACTTGATAAGACCAACCTTTACCTACTGGACCAAACGCATTGGTCATCATTTGTATTTGATAATGTGGATCTATTGTTGTTAATGTTTTACCACCAAACTTTGAAAAAGGTTTAGTGAACTCTGGATTTGTTTTACTTAAAAAATCCCAGATCTTCATGTTTTGGTTTTTCATATTTTTATACCCCATAGTTTATTGATTAGTTGTTTTTGCTCATCTGCTAAATCTTTATAATAAAAGAAATGATTCATGTCTGGTGGTTCTATCATAGCAGCTAACTCTTCTATGTTACCATTGCAGAACATAATCATTTTTTCCCATAACAAAATTTTATCTATCATTTTGTAATAAAGATGTTTCAAATGATCATCCTTCATTAACTCATGGCTTTGATCAAAGATCACATACTCTTTATCATTTACATAAACTAAGTATGGTTTCTTTTTTGTTGCCATGTAGTAGAATGAAGTCTGTGTTAGGTTTTCAATTGTGGGTTCAGTTGGCAGCTCCTGGGTTACCATGTTCCACTCTTCTTTACCTTTAATTTTTTTTAAATTAGGTGGTTTAGTTTTTAATTCTATAAATTTTGTTTTAGTTTCATAATCGATACGACCAAGTATATGTTTAATCATATCAAATTCTTTTAGTTCAACATATCTTTCACAAACTAATTTTTCTTTACGAACAATTTCTTTTACAACTTGCTTTGTAATTGGAATACAATCCATCGCAAATCTAATCATTGCTTCTCTGCCGTACTTATCTTTTTCATCTACTGGTGGATTTTGATTTATTGTTTTTAATTCATTATCGAAACAAACTTTTATATCTCTCTCCCATTCTGTTTCTTTTATTGTTTTAGTTTTATATAAAACATCTGCTAACAATCTTTGGACCACATTATTAACCAGGTTGCCAAAGTTTGCTTTATATCTAAATGGAAACTTCCTTCTAACTTCTTGAGGAAAAGTATAACCAATTAAATTTTTTGCAAAAGGTGTACTGGTCGATGAGTAGGACCAATGATCCAAACCTTCACCACCATTAAAAATCGAAAATGCTTTTTTTATTTTTTTTCTATCCATTTTTTCGTTGGTAATAGTACCATATTTGGCTATTGTCAATGCTTTTTTAACCTATATAACGGAAGGAAAATGGTTAAAAATAAATTAAAATATAAAAGGGTAAAGATAATTTGGCAGGATATTTGCAGTTCATCGATTTGGTATGATGATTTGTCTGATGTAGATGATTTTACGTTCAGCTGGTGTGAGGATATTGGCTATCTATATTATAAAGATTCTAAAGTAATTAAGATCTTCAGTTCTTTTAGTTTTGATGGGAGTAAACTTTCAATTGGAAATGTCACTGCTTATCCACGCTGCGTAGTAAAAAAGATTGAGTATTTAAAATGACATATACTGGAATATTTGATGATATTGATTGTAAGAAAGAATTAGAAAGAGCAAAAAGATTTATAAAAAAACAAGAAAACATAATACTTGCGCTTGAGAAAGAAATTGAACAGAAAGAAAACGAGATAAAGATATTAAAAAGTAATGGCTAGAAATGTATATGCCTTCAGTAATGGTTTATATTCTGATTGGCACAGAAAGTATGATGGAATAAGCTACATAGATGTAGATTCTGTGGAGTGCTGCGCTTATTGTTATGAGCCTCTTGCTATAATCGAGACTTGTTATGATAAAGACCAGAAATACAAGGCTACAACCCTCTCAAAGATCATCGCAGAACGCTTAAACATACCCTGTTTTTTAGTTTTCTATAAAGAATCGACACCTGGTAGCCTAACTTTCAGAGTTAAGCGTATACGCAGCTCCAGGACAGAATTTGAACGTATGAATGAGGATCAATGGGTTAAAATCTTGAGATCCTTGCACGACCACCATAAATCAAAATGTAAATCTAAAAAAAGAAAGGAAAGCCTATGAATACAAGTAGAGGATTTTTACATATAACTTACAAACTATATCATCATTTGGATTTGATTGAAGGTGAGAGAAAATCTCACTGTCTCAATGTATTCTTATCTGTAATGAAATATGCTTGGAAAAAAAATGGATATAAGGCACAATTGAGGCACGAAACAATCCATAAAGACACAGGTTTATGTAGAACTACAATTAAATCTTGCCTGGAAACTTTAAATAAACTTAATATTGTTAAGTCTATTAGAGGTCGATCTGGTAAAACTTATATTGTAAATGAGGTATTTTTGAAGGCAGAAAAACTTTATGAACAATCCCAGATAGCCGTTAAACCTACCCCAGATAGCCGTTTAACGACTACATTAGAAGAAACATTATACATTAATAATATAGGTAAAATTATTAAGAGTCATGCAGGGGATAGGGAGAGAATATTAGATGAACTAGCTAAACTCCCTATCACCGAATTACAAGAAGAAAAGGTTAATGTTTACCTCTGTAAACAAGCTATTCAAAGAAAACAAGATAATGAAACGGCAGCTAAAGCAACCTATGTAAACGCAGATAAAATACTAGGTGCTTTAAAGGGATTGTCCAAAGAAAAAAACTTTAGATACAAACAAAAGAAAGAATATAATATCAGAAATGGTATTAAACCATGGGAAAAAAATGGTAGGTAGACCACAACGTAAAGTATTTTGTCAAGGGAATACACGAGCTGGATTAAGAAAGGGATTGAAGATACCTTGTAGAATGAAAGGTTACCCATTATCAGATGGGAAAACTTTCAGATGTAAATATCATGGTTACCAAAATTATGATAA